CTGTGCGTTTGGAGCAGCAGGCTCTCCTGATGTTTACGGAACCAGTTCCGGTACGATCAAGCCCATTAATTGCTCAAATATCACTGTAACGTTATGCATGAGCTGTGTTTTTATAAATGCAGGGTTACAACCGGCACCTCACAATACAAGTTGTATATGTGAAATGCCAATAGCTTCTATAACTAATAATGCATGCTTTATAGGTTTGGCCGCCTCCACAGCTGCAGCCAATGCATGTTGCAGAGTGTATTTACCAAGCGAAGTTACCCCTGATATTTACTGCTGTCTGACCCCAGGAACAGAGTTTCTACCTTCATGTAGCTACTGTCACCATGCTGCTATTAGAGTACCATCAACAGCTACTAATTGCTTCCTAGGAACAACAGGTTGTTTAGCTTGCCAGCGCTTACCATTTACTGCCTCTAATACTCGGGTATATATAAGGACTTAATATGACACAGTTATTCGTAAAGCTATCTAGTACCAATACGGTTGAAAAGTACCCTGTATACATAGAAGAAATAAATTCTCTTCATCCAGATTTACCCGGGTTAGATGATGAAAACCTTCGATCGGTGGGGTACGAGAGAGCTATTGTGGTGTCGGCATCCTCAACAGATGAAACTATTAATTTAAAGTATGAAGTAGATAATATGGAGCGTAGTGAGGAGTATGGGGTCTGGTACATAAATCTTAACCTTGTACCTCGTTTTTCTAGTGAAGAAGAGAAAAAAGTTGAAGTAGAAAAGAAATGGAAAGAAGTAAGAAGTTATAGAGATGCTATTCTTATGAAAGCAGACAATGCTCTAACAAGAAGCGCTGAGTTGGAGGCGCTAGGATTTACTTCAGAAACTAATTCTTTTGTTATCAAGGATTCCAGTTACAATGGTATTTTTAAGTGGAAGCACCAGCTTCGAGAAATAACCAACTCGCCAAACCCCTGGAATATTATATGGCCTGCAAAGCCAGAAGATATTACCCTATAAATAAATTACTAAGATATATTTTTTGGTGATAATTAAAATTTAGTTGCTATATTATGATTTTGAAACTATAATATTAGCTCAAGTGCATTTACTATGGAAAAATTATGCGTAAGATATTTTATGTTGACGGGGGAGCAGGTCGGGTTATTGCTGCGATCCCAGCGTTAGAAAAATACGTAAAGAATCATCCTGAAGAAGATATTCGCATCCTTATCGGTGGGTGGGATAATCTTCTCTGGGGTAACACCTTACTTCAAGACATTACATACAACCCTGACACAAAGGGTATCTTTGATGAGTTTATCAAAGACGCAGATGTATTTGTATCCCCCGAACCTTATCGTATTCCTGGTTATTATAATCAAAAGCTGTCTTTGGCTGAAGCCTTTGATGTAGAGATTAATGGTACCAACGATCATTCCGATATTGGGGTACCTCGTCTGTTTACGAGTAAGGCAGAGGAGAAGAACGCAGTCAACTTAATTGCAGACGTTAAATCTCAACAAAAGAAACAAAAGACTTTGGTTATTCAACCTTATGGTAGAAGTGCAAGAGTCGATCGTGGCGATATCATCGATGATAGTTCACGTGGTCTGGATTCAAGATCATATTTGCAATTGGTTAAGAAGCTCTCTACCAAATATAATCTCATTCTATTTGCAGAAAAGACATTCCATCTCCCGGAAGATAGTTACACATTTAAGTTAGAGGCTGACTTGAGAATGTGGATGAGTGTTATTGCCGAATGTGATTATATTGTTGGATGTGATTCTGTTGGTCAACATATGGCACGGGCATTCAATAAACCAGGTACGGTTCTCCTAGGTTCTACTTTTGCTAAGAACGTATCTTATCCCGATTGGTTTAATATTATCGAAAAAGCTGACGAGGATAAAAAGTACTCCCCTATTCGTATCTGCGGTTTAGATAGCCATCTATCTGATAGATTAAACGATCGGTTGATGGATTATACAGAAAAAGAAATTGATCAAATTTTTATGGCAATTGTTGCCGATATTGAGAAGAAGGTAAAATAATGGCTTATAATATTCTTGGTGTTAATCCAGGACATAATGGTGCAGTAGCGCTCGTTTCTGATGGTGAATTATTATATTACATCGAAGAAGAACGTCTATCTAGAATGAAATACGATGGTAACCCATTCAGAGGTATTCTCGATATTCTATCTAGATGGCATGTAGATGAGATTGTGATTGCTGGTACTTCACCTGAATATGTTACTTTACCCTGGACAGGTGAAAATCCTTATACTGCCTTGGTTCGTAAATTTAATCCTAAAATTAAAACAACCGTTCTAGGTCACGAACATCATCTTGGTCACGCCGCATGCGCGTTCTATAATTCTGGCTTTGAAAAGGCTATCGCTATCATCGTTGATGGTGCAGGAACTTTTAAGAAAGAAAAGCTAGATGAAGAAGGTAAGGCAGTAGCCGAGGGTTTTGAAACAGAGTCTATCTGGATGTGCGAATACCCAGGTAAGTATTCTCTTTTGTATAAAGTCTATGGCAATAACCAAGGACCTAAGGTTGCCAATGGTCTGTTTGACTTTGATAGTGCAGTAACCATCACAAAGGCTTATGAGGCTGTATCACATTACCTAGGATTTGGCTTTATCGAGGCAGGTAAGACAATGGGTCTTGCACCTTATGGCAAACAAGATCAAAATATTCCTAGATTATTTGTTGGTAACCGAGCAACAAAGGATATGTTTATCCCCAGTTATCCAGTCGGTGCCTACATTGATCAAAATCGATTCCCCTATCTTCAACAAAAACGAGATCCTAAAGAGTGGCATACAGACCCATCTAAGTTAACGGATGCTGAGAAGAACTTGGCTTGGCAAGTACAGCATGAGACCCAAGCCCTGGTGGGGGATATGATCGAGCATGCAACAAAGTCTACCGATGTTAAGAACATTGTTATTGCCGGTGGTTATGGTTTGAACTGCGTGGCTAACTATTACTTTAAGAAACGCTTCCCTGACTTGAATATCTACTGTGAGGCGATTGCTCATGACGGTGGTACTGCTATTGGTGTTAGTAAGTTAATTCACCACAATAATACCGAAGATACTACAATTCGTCCACAGACAACGTTGTATCATGGTCCTAAGTATGCACCTGAGTTAATTAACAGGGTGTTAAATGATCATAAAGATAATATCTCTGTATCTAAGGTAGGTTATGATGAGGTTGCAAAACTTATCTCTGACAGGAATATTGTAACATTGTTCCAAGGGGGATCAGAGGCCGGTCCTCGTGCTCTAGGTAACAGATCTATTCTTTATGATTCACGAGATGTAGATGGTAAAGACTTTGTTAATAAAGTCAAAGGTCGTGAATGGTTCCGACCATTTGCTGGTTCTGTATTGGCAGAAGATGCCAATGACTGGTTTGATATGGCTGGGATGGATGAATCACCATTTATGATGTATGCTGTTAACGTGGCTGCTGATAAATTGAGTATCATTCCTAGTATTACCCATGTGGACGATACATGTCGTGTACAGACGGTAACGGAAGAACAGAATAAGCATTACTATAATCTGATTAAAGCATTTAAGAAGATTACAGATGTACCTGTTCTATTCAATACTTCCTTTAACTTAGCTGGTGATCCATTGGTTGAGACGATCGATAATGCACTTGAAACACTATATTGTTCTAAGCTCAAGTACCTGTATCTACCTGAACTTGGGGTCTTGGTAACAAAGACGCTTGAAGATCCGGTAGAGAAGATCGAAGCAGAAGAAGTATAAAAAAAGGGCCTTAGGGCTCTTTTTTATGGTAACTGGGTAGCAAATTCTAGTAAGTTATTAAAGACTTTAGTTTTTGCTTTTAACTCTCTATTAGCAAAAGTATCTAACTTTTCTACTGTATCTCCAAATTGACCAGATCGAATAAGTACAGGGGTTGCATGTACTGAGTCACCAGCTTTCAGATCATGTATCTTATCCCCGACAAAGTAACCACCTTTAAATCTTACTCTAAAATCTGTCTCTGCTTTCTTAAGCATACCGGTATTAGGTAGAGAATAGATATCTTGTTTCATACTGGTGGTAGAATAGAGGATACCGTCAATTGAAAGAATACCGGCTTGACCGAACATCTCCATCAAGCGATTATTAGTTGTATCGACTTGCTCAGGTGTTATCTTACCTTCTGATATAAGAGGTTCGTTAAAGAATATAACTACACGGTATCCTTTAAGTCTCATTTCACGAATACCTTCCAAAGCCCATGGTACGGGTTGAATATCGGCAGCTGAAAGAATAGGTCTATCGTGATTTACAATGATACCATTACGCTCGATACCAATTGTTTCTTTATTAAACACCGTTGGCCAGTTGGCTGGCATCACCCCTGGTTGTTGCTGACTGGGAGCGGCAGGGTTATTAAGGCTTGTTTCTACAGAAAAACGACTCATAAAATCTCCATAATTAGTTTCATTATAAACTACATTGTAATATTGTGCAACTGGCAATATTTATTACTATAAATATACTGTAATTATTGAGGGAAAAAATGGCAAGTGTATCCAATCTTACTATAGATCAAGGGACAACGTACTCGGTTTCTATTGCAGTTAACGATGATACGGGTTCGGCCAGGAATCTAACCGGCTATGTTGGTCGATCTCAGATGAGACGATCGTACTACACCTCTTCAAATACAGCATTTACTGTAGCAATTACAAACCCCGCTAACGGGGAAATTACCCTTAACTTGACTGCTGCACAAACATCTAACGTTAAAGCTGGGCGCTATGTGTATGACCTTGAATTGGTTAACTCTAATACGTTGACAGTTGAGAGGGTGGTTGAGGGTATTATAACAGTGTATCCAGAGGCGACTAAATAATGGCAGTAACAATAAGACCGTCTACTAATCAGTCGATTGTCATTCAACCGGCTGCTACAGTTAGTTCTGTATCTATTGGTTCCCCTGTTAATTCTTCTACCATTGCGATGAACCAGGGTGGTACGTCACCATCGAGTTTAATTGTTAGAAAATCGACTGGGGGTACATTGACATCCCTTGGAGATGTTAATACCTCTTCTGTTCAAGATGGGTTTACTTTAGTTTATGATTCCGATACAAATAAATGGGTAGCCCAGGCGGTAACATCAGCAGTTG